GACCCCGGCGCTGTTGGTGTATTGCACCCGGAAGCGAATGCTGGCGCCCGTGGGCGCCGCGACGATGACGGCCATGATCTGCGGCGGCGTGGCCGTGGGGCGCGGCAGCGCCACGGTGTTGGTCATCTCCTGCCAGTCCGTGATCGACATGTCCACGAACGGGTAGAAGAGCTGGTAGTCGCACAGAATCATGGGCAGCGGCGCCGCGGTGGCCGTCTGCGTCATGGCCATGATGGTCTTGACGTACTTGCTCTGGCCGAGCTGCGCCACGTTGCCGCCGTGCGGAATGCCGCCCTGCACGCTCTGGCGCATGGCCACGGACGTGACCGCGGTGGCGGCGTAGTAATTCGGCACCGGGTTGCCTGGGCTCATGCTCAGGTCAAACCACACCCCCGCCGCGGTGGCCTGGTTGGGCACCTTGCGGAAGGTGTGGAACGCGCTCTGGCCAGCCAGCTCCGCGTCCACCAGCGCCTTGACGGAGGTGTAGGCCATCAGTCCACCGTGTCGATCACGATCTCGTAGTCACCCGAGCAGCCGCAGACGTGGCACTCGTCGTCGGGCTGCAGGATCCGGGTGAAGATTCCACACACGCGACAGGTGGCTCGCCACATGGTGCCCTCACTCGGCGTGCCCTTCGCCGTAAACGGTTGCGCTCATGTCCACCGCGATGCCGGCATCGGGGTGGTCCGGGCAGGGCTCGGGCGTGCTCTCGGTGGCCAGCACGCGCTGGCAGTGCGCGCATCGGTAGGTCATCTCAAGTCTCCTGCGCGGTGAGCGCGTTGGCCTGGAACTGCGGCTGAATGCCATTGGCCACGGCCAGCGATGAGTTCAGCGAGCCGGCATACAGCACCTTGCCCGCGCCACTGGAAGCTGTGCCGATGGCCACATGCGTCAGCGCGGCGCCCGTGGCTCCGCACTGCGCAAACTGCACCAGGGCGGCATTGGTCGAGGTGTTGGTCGAAACCGTCCAGCCGCCACTGGTGCGCGACACGGCCACGCGGGCGTAGTTGGTATAGCTCGTCTCGTTGGTCGTCTGGGCGCCGCCGATGCCTGGGTCTGCGGTGTGCAGGCTCAGGTACAGGTTGGTCAGCGGCGACGTGCCGGCGTTGTCTGCGATGTTGGCGATGGCCGTGGCGTTGAAGATCAACTTCAGAACGTCATTGCAGAAGGTGGTGCTTTTGGGCATGGTTCGGACCCTTTCAGTTTTCGTTCAGGCTGCGCATCCTGGCGCGGTGTGCTTCTTCTTCGCGCGCATCTGCGCGGGAGCGGAAATACAGGTTCACCACGAAGCCGGCCAGGCCGAGCACGATGCCGGCCAGCACTGCGGCCTCTGAGCTGACCAGCCAGCCACCGAGCGTGACGCTGGCGCCGGTGTACGTGGTCTTGCTGGCGGCGCTGGCCACGGTGGCGTCCACGGTTTGCTGGGCGACGTGCTCTTTCAGGTTCATGGGCGGCCTCAGCGCTCAAAGGTGGTGACGGTGCGGGTGATCTCGTCGTTTTCGTCACGCTCCACGGTCTGCACGCTGCGCGTGGGGTGGTTGTCCACCACGGTGACGGCGGCGGGCTCGACCTGGTTGATGACGGTGACGGCCGGGGCCTCAGCGCGCACGGTGGGCATGACGGCTTCGATGTGCACCTGGGGCTCGGGCGTTTCGATGTGCGCTTCGAGCTGCACGTCAGGCTGGCGGATGGTGATGGGGGCGTTGACCGTCACCTGGCTGGCGGGTTGCTCCAGGCGCACGTCAATGCGCTGCGGTGCGCGCTCTTGCACGGCGTGCAGCGCCCGCGCCAGCACTTCCACCATGGCGGCCTCGGGTGCGGCGCGGCCGGCGGCGGGTTCAGCGGCCGGGGCCGGGGCGCCTGGTGCGCCTGGTGCCCCTGGTGCGTTTGCGCCGGGCGTGGCGTCATAGGCCGTCAGGCGCACGCCGTATTCGGCGGCCAGGTCTTGGGCGGCCTTGATGGCGGCCAGGGTGTCGTCGAAGTCGTACCCCATGGCGGCGCTGAGGTCTTGCGGGGACATCAGGCCGGCCTTGACTTTGAGGATGTTGGCCTCGGTGTCGGCCTTGGGGTCTACCCAGTCCCACCGGCGCGGCTGCCACTGGTGGGCGCGGAACTTGTCGAGCTTGGCGGCGGGCAAGGCGCTGCCGTTGGGCATGAGGATGAGGCCCTTGAGCAGGCACCACTGCAGCCAGGCCTGGTAGACGGGTTCGAGGAAGGCGGCGATGAACCATTCCTGGTCAGCGGCCCAGCGGTCGCGCTCTTCGAGGGTGCCGCTGCGGATGCTGCTGAAGTTCACGCCTTCCAGGTCATTGGCCAGGCTGTGGTACGCGATGCCCCAGCCGGAGGCGATGCGCTGCAGGTGGTGCTTGACGAAGGGGCCGACCACCTGGTCAGGGTAGCGGGATTCGTGCGCCTGGAAGGTGACGCCGGGGGGCAGCACGTCATAGGTGCCGGGCTGGCTGACCGTGATGGATTCGCCCTCACCTTCCACGGCGCCGATGGGGCTTTGGCCGTCAGGCGTTTGGAAAAAGCCGAAGTGGTTGGCGCCGTTTTCGGCGGCCAGCAGCGTGGCCAGGCTGAACTTGCCCAGGTGGTGCAGGCTGACGACGCCGGGCGCCATCCAGGGCACGCCGCGGGCTTGCTCGGGGCGCTCTACGCGCAGCACGTGCAGCACTTCACCGATGGGCAGGCGCAGGCGCTGGCGGTTGCTGCCGTGGCCGTCATTGGGGTGGCCGGCGAAGACATAGACGGCCACGGGGCGGCGGTAGCTGTCCACCTCCACGCCCATGATGATGGCGTTGCGGCCGGGCGTGGCGGCGATGTTGTAGAGGGTGTCAATGCGATCGACATCGATGGCCTGCAACGCGAAGCCGAAGCGGTTGCCAGCCTCGGGGCCGCGCACCAGGCGCACGAGGAACTCGCCATCGGTGGGGAGCTGGCCGACCAGGGTTTCGCACAGATCCCGCAGGCTTTGCCGGCCGGTGACATCGCACTGCGCGCCCCACTCAGCCCAGGCGGATTCAATGGCCTGGTTGGCCATGCGGTCGGGCCGGTTGGGGCCGTCTTGCACGCGGGCCTGCAGGCGGATGCCGCCCGGGCCCACGATGTTGGCCTGCACCATCAGGCGGAACTTGCGGGCGTAGTCGTTGTTGTTGATGAGCTGGCGGCAGCGGGCGCGCAGGCGGTCCAGGTCTGTGCGCAGCTCTTCGTTGATGCTGTTGGTGGTGCTGATCCAGTCAGCGGTGAGGCGGTCAATCCGGGCGCCCTCGAAGCGGCGTTTCTGCACGCGGGCGGCCGGGGCGATGCGCTGGGCCAGCCACCGGCGGGTGCTGCTGAGGAAGTTGCTCATCCGAACCTCACGTAGACGCGGCGGCTGTCAGGCAGGCCAGCGGCCACGGCGGCGGCGGCGTCTTCGCGCTTGACTTCGGCGCGGTATTTGTCGCGCAGGCTGAGCAGATCGGCCACGGGGATGTTCTTGAGCTGGCGGCCGGCGATCTGGTATTCGGCCACGGCGCTGGAGGCGCGGTTTTCAATGACGGCCTCGATGGCGTCCAGCGTCTTGCGGGCATGGCTGCGGGCGTCAAACGTGGCGGCGGCGTAGGCGTTGCGCACCGTGAGGCGGCCTTCGCCCACGGTGTAGACCTCGCCCGAGCGGGTGACGCGGGCGCGCCAGTCATAGGTGCCGGCGGCATAGCCCCCGGTGGTGCCGGCGGCCACGGTGACGGCGTGGTCATCACCCGAGGCCGTGGCGTTGATGGTGATCTTGGCCGCGGCGTTGATGAGCGTGTAGCTCAGCGCCCAGCCCGCGCTGGCGGGGTAGTCGGCCAGGGTGCGCGTCCAGCGCCAGGTGTCGCCGGCGTTCGCGCTGCTGGGTTCGATGTTGGGAATGTCTGCCATGCGGTGGGGCGCCGGGGCATGGCGCGCTTTCGCATGAAGATAGGCGCTGGGGTGTCAAGCGGGTAAGGCAAGGGGCTTGACGTTTTGGGTGGCGGGGTCTGAAGACAAGTAGGCGGCCTATTGCGGGTGGCGCATTCGGCCTATGTCACGTTAGGGCTCTAGCTCAAGCCCAGCCTGTTGTGGTTCGCCGGCAGGGTCTGCGGGCAGCAGTTGCCCTTGCGCGGCGGCTTGTTCAATGCGCCGGCACGCAATCTCGAAGTAGTGCCGCTCGCGCTCAATCCCGATGAACCTGCGCCCACTTTGCACGCAGGCCACGCCTGTTGTTCCGGTGCCCATGAACGGGTCGCACACGGTCTTGGCCTTCGGGTGCATGTCCAGGCACCAGGCCATCAGCCGCACCGGCTTCTGCGTCGGGTGTTCCTTGCCATCCTGCAGCGCCTCGCCACGCGGAAGGGTCAACACCCGCGCCGCAAGCTGCTGGCTGCTCCAGGCAAACTCGCAGTCGGCCAGCGAGAAGTTCCGCTGCCCCTTGTCCCACACCAGCCAGCGCATGCTCGGCGGCAGCAGGTCGGTGAAGTAGTTGCCCCCCCACACCACGCACTCCTTCGCCTTCTCGCGCATCAACCCGAACAGCCAAGGCGAAGGGCGCTCTTTGTCCCAGCCTTCGTGCCCGTAGTCCACCCAGCCATCCTTCGGCGTGTTGCGCGTCCGGTCGGCGCCAATGCCGTAGGGTGGGTCGGTCAGCACCAAGTCCACTGGCGCCAGCAGCGGCAGCACTTCGCGCGCATCGCCGTGCCAGAGTTCGTGCCCATCAATCACCACCTTCTCAGGCATACGTTCCTTTCTCACTCCACCAAGAGCCCTAACACTTCGCTCAACGCGACGGCCTACGGCCGCGCGTTAGCTCGGGCGTTAGATGCGCGCCCTAATCGGTGCATCCAAGGCACTCGATGCCGTCTTCCGCTTCGGCGGCAGCGTGCCCAAAGGCATCGGCCTGCGCCTCCGTGAAGGCCAGCATCTGTGCGTAACTCGGGCGGTCGTTCCTGAAGGTGCCGCCGTTCTGAATCTTCGCGTTCGTGATGCTGCTCTCCTGTTTGGCCCACCACACCCCGCGCTGCGGGTTCTCTGCAATCAGGCTCATGACGATGGCGCTGTGCTTCAGAAAGCACAGGTCGCAGTTGCCGTGCATGGTCGTGCCGTTCACGTTCGGAAGCGCCAGGTCAAACGGGGCGGCCTGCCAGTAGCGGCCCACTTCCTGCCGCGTCACGCCCAGGTCGGCCAGCGGGGCGCGGCGCTCTATGCCGCGCGTGCCGCCGCTCGGGTCGGCGCGCAGCTTCGCTATGCGCTTCGGCTCGTCAGCCCGCAGGCCCACCAGCACCTCGAATTCTTCGTGCCCCAGGCTGCGCATGTAGTCGGCGATGCGCAGAATCTTCAGCTCCACGGTACAGAAGCGCGCCACGGGGTTCGGCAGGTAGTTCCGCTTGCGAATCAGCGCCTCAAACGGCTCTCCGTTCCGGCTCGCGCTGGCGAAGTCCACGCGCCGCCAGCCTTCGCCATCTGGCAGGTACTCCACCCACACAATCGGTACGCTCCAACGCTGGGCACAGTCACGCACAAAGCGCAGCGTTGCCTCGTCCTCTTTGCCGGTGTTGGCAAAGACCACATGGCAGTCGGCCGGCAGCGTGCCTCCGTGTTCGTCCAGCAGCAGGCGCAGCATGTAGGCGCTCGTCCGGCCTCCGCTGAAGCTCACTACCGTTGGTCCGTCAATCGTCATTCGTTCGCTCCGGCTACGCGCATCTAACCTGTCGCTCAAGCTGACCCGCGCTGGCGCGCGGTCAGCTTAGCTCCCACGTTATCGGATTGCCGTGGTAGTGCAACAAGGCAAGTCCTCGGCCTGGTCGGCCTCGGTGACTATCTGGTGGATGCGCTGGCGGCTGAGCCGGTATTTGCGGCTGAGCGCGCCGATGTGGGTGCCGGCGCGGTGCTCACGGCGGATGGCGGCGTTGCGCTGGCTGGTGCCCTCGCCCGCGCGGCGGGCAATGTAGGGCCTGTCACCGCCCCAGTGCTCGCGCACCTGGCGGTCGATCTGCACGGCCAGGGCGGCGGTGAAGCCGGGGGTGAGCGCCACCACGCGCTGCAGGATATCGGCCACGATGTCGTCACCGGCGCCGGCTTCGTCCCAAGGCATGCGGGGCGGCGGGGCGGCGGGTGCGGGGGCGGCGGCTTTGGGCATGGCGGCTGGGCTCAACGGCGGTAGTTGATGCGGAAGCGGGGCTGGGGCACGGGGGCGGCGGTGGGCACGGCCTGGGTTGGCGGCGCGGGCGGTGCAGTCGGCCCGGCCTGGGCGGGCGCAGGCTGCGGCGCGGCTGACATGGGCGCGCTCGCGGCCTGGGGCGCGGGCACGGCCGGCGCTTCGTCGAACAGGCTGCGCTCTTCCACGCGGTTCTGCCACTTGAGCCAGTCGCCCTCTTTCCAGCGGTCGATGCCGGCGAAGTGGGCGCCGGCCAGGGCGTAGACGGCGCAGTCGAGCGCTTCGTTGCGCCGGCCGTTGGGCTTGACCCACTCCAGGCGCGGGCGGCCTTTGACGTATTTGGTGACCAGGCGCTCGGCG